GCGATCCGCTCATCCCAGTCCCGACCCTCTTGCAGGTAGGTAGGCGAGCCGACCCGCACGTCTACCGGCTTGAACCGCACACGGAACAAGTACTTGACCGGCTCCAACGGTGCGTGCTGTACCTGCTTCTCCCCGTTCGCGCCGGGCACGTTGTACCGAGTTACCCGGATACCAGGGAACTTCGGCAACGTGTCCGTGCCCGGACGCAAGAACCAGCCACCTCGAGGATCGTTGAGCTTTACGCCCTGGATCTCGTAGTCGAAATCACTCACGGAACTCCCTTCGATTACCCTCGAGGCGGGATTCCCGGCGCTCATAGAGGCTGTTGTAGTCCAGTGCTTCGCGAAGAATCTCGGACTCCTTGGAGGCTCGAGCGTTGTAGCTGTTCAGGGTGATGGACTTCCCCGCCGGGGCCCCTACGCGCAGCACCTCCGCAATAGCCTCCGCAGAGATGGGAGGCGCCGGTGAAGCGAAAGACCGAGCGTCGTACTGTCGGCCTGCTCGCCCGCCACCCGCGTAACCCGGAACCTTCGGGAAGATGCCAGCGTTCATCGCCGCCAGTTCGGCGTTGTACCGTTCCGACATCCGGCTGTTGATTATCCACTCGCCCTTGTCCACAAATGACGTGGGCATCCCTGTGAGTGATGACACCCCCAAGATTCCGTCCTGGGTGTCCGTGCCAGGCCCGGTGAGGGGCAGACGACCACCGCTCGCATGCTTCGGCAGACGACCGCCATTCGCGTTACCCCACGTCGGCGCAGGTGACGACGAGCCGTTAAGCGTCCCCTGAGTGAAGTTACGAATCGTCGTGATGGTGATCCGCTTCGTGGACGGGATCGCGTCAACCGCGGCCTTCGTCTGCCACGCCTCAACACGAGCATTCGAACTCATGAACGACGAGACCGACGCACCATCAGGAATCCCAAGAACCCGCGCCGTGGTGGCGTCCGCGGTGTCTTTCGCAGCCGACGACATGAACGAACTCACAACGTCTCGGGCAGGAATACCCAGCACCGCAGCACGCGTCATAAGCGCAGTCGCGAACGCGTCGTCCGACATCCACGAGCTGATCTCCTTCGAGTTCGGAAGATCGTCCAGCCCGCCCTTGGTGAGCTGCGCCATGCGGTACGCCTCGTCAGACATGAATGAGCCAATGTCGACACCCTCGGGGAGCTGGAACAGCTCAGCCTTGGTATTCGCAGCAGTCTCAAGTGCAGACTCAGCCATCCAGGAATCGATGCTGACACCCTCGGGGATACCCAGGACGTCACGCGCCAAGGTCTTCGCCTGCTCGCCCGTGAGACCGAACTGCTCCCCCGCGTCGATCAGATCGCTATAGGTCGTCTTGAGGGACCCCTGGATGCTGTCCTGCGATTCGCCAGCCTCAGCCATAGCCGTAGCCATGCCGCGGCCTGCGTCCGCGATGCCAATGAACGTGTCCTGCGCCAACCGCCCAGCGTCAGAGGTCACGTCGAACGCGCCCTTGGACTTATTCAGCACATTGCCCATGTCCTCTTCGGACTCGCGCATCTGATCGAGAGCATCCCCGACCCCATCGAGAGACTGCTGGTAGGACGACTGTGCCTGCATCACGCTCTGCGTTGCTAGGCCAGCTGCGAATAAGCTCTCCAGGTAATCCGTCAGAGACTCGACTGCGCCATCGGCGGCGAGGCCCACGTCGCCAAGCGCGGTCTCAAGTTGACCTTGCCTAGATGCCGCATCCTCTGCAGCCTCTGCAGCAGCCCTAATGGGAGCCGGGGCCTCACCCATTGCCCAGTTAAGAAGCTCTTGCTCGGCAGTAAGCCCCTCTGTGGAACCAAGTGCATAATCCTGCTCCTGCGCGAGTCCACGCAGGTGATCAAGATATTGGGGGAAACTCTGCGCGGTGGTCTCCATCGAGACCCCGAAGGCTTTCCCCTCCGCGACTGCGCCACGGAAGCTGGTAGCCGCCTGGTCCAAGGCGCCAGAATCAGCAAAGCTAGTAATAGCTGAGTCCATCGCTTCTAGTGACTGCTTTGTCTCCACAATCTCAGAGGAAGCCAAACCGGAGAACATTTCGTTGACGCCGTCACGGAAGGTTGTCCACGGTCCCCGATTGTTAACTCGAGATAGCGCGTCGCCTACCGTGTCGATCCCACCCGCGGTTAGAGCAAAGTCGTTCGAGGAAGCGAACAAGTTCCCATCCGAGAACACGTCCTTCATGTTCTCGCCTTCTTCGCTCGCAAGTAGGAGCGCCTGGGCGAACTCGCTGACTGACTTGTTATCAGCGACAAAAGAGTCAGATATCTGGCCTGCTACAGCCAGCGCGGTTAGCGCGACTGTTGCGACACCCGCAGCCTTGCCCACCTTTCCCAGGACAGTGTTGGCGCGTGCCCCTGCTGGCCCCAAGGATGCAAGAGCAGCACGACTCTCTTGCACTTTGGGGAGCATGAGAAAGAATCCACCGGCAACCAATGAGGCAGCGCCAACCAGCCCTGTAATAGAGGTCAACGCGGCTTGCACGGGTGCGGGAAGGTCGCTGAAAGCACTCGCCAGATCAGACGCGCTATCAGCTACACCAGCGATCACCGGGAGCATCACAGCGCCCGCGCTAATCGCGGCGTCCTTGATCGCGTTCCAAGCCATCGAGATCTGAGCCTCGGTGGTCTCGTACCGCTTCGCGGCTTCCTCGACTAGCGCGGTGCCGGCTTCCCATTCTTCGCCCGCCTGCGTCATGGAGTTACCCATGAGGTCACCAGAAGCGGCCAGGCGCAGAAGTGCGTCAGACTCACGGATGCCAGTGATGCCAAGCTCGGACAGGATGGCGTTCAGGGATTCGCCCTCAGCGCCAGCCTGCCCAAGTCCGCCCACGAATGTGGTCAGGGCCGCGCCGGCGTCGTCGCGCCAGGCTGCCGCGAACTCTTCGGTGCTCATGCCAGCGACGCTGGCGAAAAGCTCGAGCTTGTCGCCGCCTTCATCGACTGCCTTGCCGATGCGCTTCATCGTCAGTGACATGGCGGTGCCGCCAGCCTCAGCTTCGATGCCGACCGAGGACATGGCAGCGGAGATACCCAGCACGTCAGCCTCAGTGAGACCAGCCTGTGCGCCGGCACCAGAGAGCCGCTGCGCCATTGCGGCGATCTCAGACTCGGTCGTGGCGAAGTTGTTACCCAGCCCAACGATGGTCGCGCCAAGACGCCCCACATCGGAGGTAGAGGTGCCCATCACGTTCGAGAACCGGGCGAGAGTCGTTGCAGCTTCCTCAGCGGAAAGGTTCGTGGACTCGCCCATGTCAATCATGGTTTTCGTGAACGAGACAACGTTCGGGGTGGCGATACCCAGCTGGCCCGCAGCCTGCGCCACGGCGGCGATCTCCGTGTGTGAGGCCGGGAGTTCCTTGGTGAGACCGCGCAGACCATCTTCGACGGCCTGCAGCTGCTCCGGAGTGCCGTCCACCGTCTTCATGACGCCGGTCCAGTCGGCCTCCCAGCCGATCGCGGCCTTCGCAGCCATACCCATCCCGGCAACTGCCACGGTGCCAAATCCGGCCAGCATCTTGCTGGTCTTCTCGACATTGGCGGCGTGCTCAGCCGAAGCTTGGGCCGACTTCCTCGACGCCTGCTCACTCTTCGAGCCAGCGTCCGTGGCGGTCGCGCCTAACTGTTTTGTAGAAGCCTCAGCCTTGCGCATACTGGCTTCGTACTGACCCACCTCTGCACTAAGAGTCACCTTCACATTGCGATTAGCCAAGGTGGGCCTCCTATTAAATTGAGGGGCGTGGGAGAATCAGTGCATGACCGTGAAAATGGAGAAGACGTCAAGGACCGATAGATTTACGGATAGCCTTCAAGCTGTTGTTTTTGGCTTGGGCGTGTTCTTCGTGCTGATGAGCTCGCCTCTAATCGCCTCCGGTGAAGCGAGTCCCTTCAACGGGATAATGCTGTTTATCGGCTCCGTGATCTTGGCCTTCTCTGCGGGAAGCTGGATTAAAAGCCGGTAGAGGTTTGCTTGCCGGGCGCGTGTAGGTCGTGAAGATCAGCTCGCCGGGCTCAGCCTGATGAGTGGCGTCGGAAGTGAACCGCTCAATTGCGGCCTTTGCATGACACTGGGTGGTTTCGACCGTGAACCAGCCGTCGTTATCCCAGTGCTGACAGATGTGCCGCGGGTGCCCGCATTCGCACATCCCAGCCAGGTAGAGGGTGTACGCGAACTCGAGCAGCCGGTCCTTGTCCTCCCCGATTTCCCCCAGGTATGCCGAGGGAGACCGGGCGAACCGCTCAGATGTTTTGAGCGCGGAGACTATTCGTCCGTGGTTGCCTTCGAGGAGGCACCGGGCAAAAAATCTGCCGACACCTCGGGCACTGCGTTCGAAGCGTTCAGGTAGGCGTTCCGCAGCACTTGGATCTGCGCGTCACCAACCTGCAGGTAGAGACGTCGGACGTCTGCCTGGCCAAGCTTCATCGGCTTCCGCTCGCCTCCAGCGCGCTTCAACCCGACAATCGACTCAGACAGCAGGCGGAACATGAACTCCGCGTCCGTCTCCTTGTTCTTGTCTTTCTTCTGCGCCGCGTTGTGCACCTCCAAGATCTCCTGGCGCTTCGTGCCCGTCAGTGCCCGCAGATAGACGGTGATCTTGGAACTGGTGAAGGTTTCGGCCAGCTTCTCGTACTGGTCGCGCAGCTGCGCAGAAGCAGACTTCTCGGAGACAGTGTTCTCTCCGGCGTCCTCCACTGCGTCAGCCAGTTCGATGCGGCGCTCCAGGTCACGGAGCTCGCTGATCACGTCGGCGCGAGTGTAGATATCGGCGGACTCCTCCGGCAGATTCGCGTCAGCGAACCACTCATCGAAGTCGAACGTTTCGGGGGAAAGTGTTTCAGGCATGGATTACTCCTTGAAGAATGTGTGTTCAGGCGGTCTCAGGCAGAAGGTGTGTTGCGGCTGGGGCGGATGGCCTGAATCCCCCGCCCCAGCCAGTCAGTTACGAGCCAGCGGCAACCGTGAGGTTCTCCCGCATATCCACAGGCAGGAAAGGAACGCGACGCTTGATATTGCCGTCGTTGTTCACACGTGCCGGAGCATCGGAAAGAATCTCGCCGCCGAGATAGATCTCGTCACCGGCCTCCCAAGGCTCAGTCGAGTCCTTCTCGTTCTCACGGGCGTAGGCCCACACAGTGGTGCCCTTCGCCTTGACCGCCTGGTAAGCGGCATCGTCACCGGAGACGTCGGGTCCGCCCTCGGGGTCGAATTCTCGGATGAACGTGGCACCCAGGTCGTAGTTCGAGATCCCCAGAGCCATCGACTGGCCCTTGACTGCGAGGGGCTTCTCTTCGAACGTGGCCGAGGCCGCGTTCGTGAAGTTGAAGTCCGACACGAGAGTCTGGCGAGACGCCTCGATGCCGACATTGAGCTCGGTCACCGTAGGCGCGCCCGGGTCAGCAGGTTCGCTGGTGCAGAGGGTCCACTTGAGCTTGCCGTCAGCAAGTACCTTCATGAGTCCTTCTCCTTCTTCTCCGGCTTAGCCGGTTCGATGTTCTTCGGTGCGGCCGGAGTGGCCTTCTTGCGGGGTTCCTTCGTGAAATCCCCCAGAGCCGGATTGCTCAGGTAGTGCTCGGGGACCATCTGGCGCTTGCCGGTCGTGTTGTTGAAGGCGTTAATCAGTGCCATCGGTAAACCTTTCGGGGCATAGAAAAAGCCCCTACCGAATGGCGGGGCTTGCAGGTATGGGGTGAGGAATCAGGTGCGGTCAGACCAGATCTCGCACTCATCGACCGCGTACAGCGGATGATTGTTCGAACCAGGGATAGTGATGCGGTTATCCGGCTGGATATCAGCCAACGACTGGACCTTGAGACGGCCACAGCGGCGACCCTCCACCACCGGCTTGGCGCGATTCAGCAGCTGCCGGGCGGTATTAAGCATCCCCACCGTCGAATCGAACGTCTGGCCGGCCACCGTGATCTTCAAATCAGCACGGAACTCGCGAGGCTGATCATCCAACGTCTCCGAGAACTCAGTCCCAGGAGAACCCCAGATCAACACATACGGATACTTCGGTGACGCATCCACCTGACCCAGATACACGCGCCACGTCGAAGGTAGAAGCGCCTTCACCGCCTCATAGTGCTCCTTGATCAAAAGATGTACCCCGCTTCCTTCGCCAAGGCCTCCATAAACTTCGGCACCTCAGCCTCCAAAGCGATCGACGGATCCGGCAACGTCCCGCCACCCCCGTTCGACCAGCCCCAATAGGCACCAGACAGACCAGCCGCAGAGTCCTTCGAGCTAGACGGGCCAATCTCCGCGGAGATCCCATCCCCGCCCACCGTCAGGTCATAGTCGATCGCACGAGCCACCGCCTTGAACGACGTCGAACTCTGCGCATCCATGATCATCTGATTCTTGATCTTGAGCGCACCCTTAGACACCGACGACTTCACCTTCGGGATCACCCGCAGCGGAACCGTCCCGAGATCGTGGGCCAGTGAATCAAGCTCAGACGCGTCGATACTCATGCCGAACCATGCCTCTCAACTGGGATGCGTGAAGCGGTCGCGTAGGAATCAACGGCGTAGCCGGTCACCCGGAACACCAGTCCAGGCAAGGAGGGGTTCTCTGAGGTGACGCAAGTGATGACGTCGTCCTCGTGGATCTCCAGACCGAAAGGCAGGTGGCACTCATTGCTGAGCACCGTGAATTGGTAGCCGCCCGACTCCTGGTTGGGGGAACGCCCCTGGCCCGTGGTCTGGAACTTGCACCTACCGTCCGGGTGATCCGTGTTCGGGTAGATCAGATCTACGACCGGAGTGACTTCCCATGTGTCTGGGTCCGTCGTCTCTTCGCCGGTGGGCCGCTCGACCCGACAGGTGTCGTTGAAATCTGATTCTGCATCTGCCTGAGCTTCCAGACGGTCAGCTTCCGAGATTCGCACGTCAGCCTCCCAACCCCACGACGTAAGCCCCGTAGACCGGGGCACTAGTCGCTGGAGAGATAAGACCGGCCTCGTACTCGTTGACGTACATCTCGCCGCTGGAGATCGTGCTGTCCAGTGTGAGTGACTTCGACCAGTCATCAACCGCCTTGCTGATCTGCCGGGCGCTATCGGGGTTCTTGAAGACGCGGATGATCATCGACGTCATAGCCGACTTCACCGCAGCCTCAGAAACCACCTCATCCTCGATGTCCTGCTCGAGCGACGGACGGCGGGCGACCAGGCGGGCCCACGCATCCGCAGACTTGCCGGTGAGTGTGCCCCCCTCGGCGGTGGAGAGAGGCCGCCACACGGCCTCGATATCAGCGGTAGTTACCGTGACCATGTGACGACCTCCCTCTCAACTCATTCGACCGTTGACTCGCCGGTCTCGATATTCCGAGTCACCGTGACCTCTTTGCCGTCCGGCCGGCGCGCCTTGAACTTCTCAGTGCGCGCCTTCCCGGTCGACTTAGCGGCCGCCTTCTTGGGTGCCGGCGTGACCGCATTCACTGTCCCCGCCTTCACCGCCTCGGTGCCCGGGCGAACCGGGGTCGAGACGGCCCGTTCAGTCGGATCCGTGGTGTCCGCCGGACCGTCTCCCGGCGCGGTGGTGGACGGCTTCGTGGTGTCGTCGTCCAGCGTGGTTTTGTTAGTTCCTGCCATGAGAGTTACCTCTTCCTATTAGCCGTTCAGGACGCCGCGGAGACGGGCTGCGGCGCGACCACCGAAGGTCGCCATGCCGCAGTAGAACTCGATGCGGGTCCGGTACGCGGGCTTCTCCTGGAGCTCGCCCAGGTCATAGACCTGGACGCCACCGTTGGTCAGGCCGGTGACGGCCTGGTCGCCCTCGTCGGAGCCGTACTTCACGGCGTAGATCGAGGAGGCGGCGTTCGCGGTCCCCTGAACCTCGTCCTGCGGCAGGATCGCCCCGCCGGCAGCAGTGAAGCCGGGATCCAGGATCGGGATCCCGTTGTAGGTGAGAACCCGCTTGTTGGTCACGTCCTCCTTGATGAAGTCCGCACCACCCAGGCGGCGCAGGCTTGAGGTGATCCCGCCGAGCGCTGCGGCGTTCGCGTAGATCGCGCCGTTGCTGCCGTTGAGGCCAGGCACGGCGGCGATCAGCCGGTCCAGGGCGTCCAGGAAGTCGTGGCCTGCTGCGCGAGGCGCGAGACCGTTGTCCTCGGCGTCCACGACCTGCGCCCCGGTGAGGCGCTTCTTGAGTCCGTCGAACCCCTTCGGGTCAACGGCGGTGTCACCGTTGAAGAAGGTGTCCTGGAACTTGTAGGACGCGGCCTTGACCTTCATCGCGGTTTGCGTTGCGCGCTGATCGTTCAGGTTGCCACGGGTCTGGACGATGAACCGATCGACGTCGGCATCGCCACCGAGAATCACCAGGGACTCGGTGTTCTGCACGACGGTGCCGGTGGACTCGGTGTAGGCCTCGTTCACCGAGCGGAAGGCGACACCCGGCAGGGTGTCCTCCTGGTTGTAGGCGTAGGCGTTGCCCTCGATCGGCATCAGAGGGATGCGATCGAGGATGGGAGAGTTCTGGACGAACGTCTCGATGACCCCGCGCTGGAGGTCGTTGGTGGAGAGCAGTGCGCTCTCGGCAAGGGTGACAGCCATGTTCGGCTCCTTCTGTTTTTAGGGTTGCCCGCAGGCTGTCGCCGTTGGGAAG